GATGGGTCTATGTATGTTTATTACACTGACCCTGGTGGGGGTTCTTCGTCTTGGATTGGTGCGGTGTCGCGGTCTGGTGGGATTTTGCAGGTGGTGTCCACAACCAAAACTGATTCTTTTGCAACAAGTTCCACGTCCTACGTGGATGTAACAGGGTTGAGCGTGACTATCACGCCAAGCTCGACAAGCTCAAAAATCTTGGTTATGGCAGATTATATGACCGGCTCCAGTGCCACCGGCGGAAGCACTGTTCTTAGTCAACTTGTCAGAGATGGTAGCCAGATTGGTGGCAACATCGCCTCTAATCAAAGTAACGATAACATCCGAGATACAAACTTTATTGGAATCAACTATCTAGATTCGCCAGCCAGCACTTCGACTTTGACTTATCAGATTCAGATTACAGCTACGAGTGGTACTGGATACGTTGGTCGAACTGGCGATAACTCTACTTCGATGCTTTCGCATATTACCGTTATGGAGGTGGCAGGCTAATGGATATTGTAATGATTCTTACCAGGCGTTACCCTGGCGCTGAGTGGACACTTGACGGTGACTCTTACAGTGGGCTCACCTGGTTGTCTGACGGTGACGCCCCAACTTTTGCCGAGTTGGAGGCAGTGTGGGCTCAGGTCGAATACGAGGTTGCTTATGAGGCTGTGCAGAAAGCACGCCAAACCGCTTACCAGTCCGAGTCTGACCCTGTGTTTTTTGATTACCAGCGTGGTGAGGTGACTGAGCAGGATTGGTTGGATGCTGTGCAGGCTGTGAGGGATGCTCACCCGTATCCTGTGGACCCGTCTACGATTGTGGTCGAGCCTGAGCCGGAGGTTGTTTCTGAGCCTGTAGAGGAGGTCTAGTCGTGGCGCTCGATTTTCCTGACTCACCTGTTGATGGCGAGTTTTACGAGGGTTTTGTTTACAGTTCCGCTACGGGGGCTTGGCGTGTGACCAAAGACCGCGCTGGTGTTCCTTTCGAGTATTTAGTCATTGGCGGTGGAGGCGGTGGTGGTAACGGGGAGAATGTTTCCGGTGCTCGGCGCGGTGGCGGTGGAGGCGGAGCCGGTGGCTATCGTTGTAATGTGTCTGGTGACCAAACCGGCTCAAATCTTTCCGCTGAACCAGAATTGTATTTAGCATCTGGTAGTTATACGGTGACGGTTGGCGCTGGCGGGGCTGGGGCTATTGGCGATGAAACAAGTGGGACCAAGGGTAGCAGTTCTCGTTTTGGCTCAGTGTTTGGATATTTTGGTGGCGCTGGAACTACTCGTTTCGTGACTGGTGAGGTTGGGGGTTCCGCTGGTGGCAGTGGGGCTTCTGTCGGTGTTGGTGCGGCTGGTTTACTTGGTCAAGGTTCCAACTCTGGAAGTGGACTAACGGAAGCTGCTGGCGGTGGAGGCGGAGCATCCGAGGCTGGCGCAAACGCTCCTGCCACATCAAATGGTGGCGCTGGTGGAGACGGTGAAGCATCATCAATCACAGGTTCCTCTGTCACACGCGCCGGAGGTGGAGGTGGGGGCTCTCACTCGACAGCGGGTACTGGTGGCGCTGGTGGTGGAGGAAATGGTGCCGCTGGAACGGGTACGGGTACGTCAGGAACAGTAAATACAGGAAGCGGTGGCGGTGGCACAGGATACGGCACAACTGCTGGCTCTGGTGGCTCCGGTATTGTCATTCTTTCCGTGCCTGGTTCTACAACGCTCACAGTTGGTGCGGGGCTGACTTATAGCACTGCAACGGTGGGCTCAAACACTGTTTACACTTTCACGGCTGGAACGGATACGGTGAGTTTCTAATGGCACATTACGCTTTTCTTGACGAGAACAACATTGTGACCGAGGTAATTACGGGTCGCAATGAGGATGAGGTTGTTGATGGTATCTCCGATTGGGAGGCTTATTACGGCAACATTCGCGGGCAACGCTGTGTGAGGACTTCTTACAACGGCAACATTCGTGGCGTGTATGCCGGTATCGGTTACACCTATGACGAGGCCAATGATGTATTCGTAGCACCTATTGAGGAGGCTCCTGAAGATGGCGCTTGATTTTCCTACTAGCCCTACTGACGGGCAGATTTACGACAACTATTACTGGGATAACACGAACTCTAGGTGGCAGTTGTTGGGTAGTGCCCTTGAGGTTCCAGCGAACTTCAGTAATACTGCTACTGGTACTTATACGGATGGGTACGACTACAAGTATGTGTCGTTCACTTCGTCTGGGTCTTTGACGGTTACTCGTGGTGGGTATGCGGATGTTCTGCTTGTTGGTGGAGGCGGTGCCGGTGGAATGTACTTCGGCGGTGGGGGCGGTGGAGGCGGTGTTCTCCACATTGAAAACGCTTACATTCCAGCAGGTTCACTAGATGTTGTTGTTGGCGCTGGCGGTCTTGGTTACAGCTCCGGCACGGCTACAGCAGGTTCTTCCGGTAGAGGCGGTGGAGCGAGCAAACTACATTATTACTTTGCAGTTGGCGGTGGTGGTGGAGCTGCCGCGACCAACAAAACTAACACCGCAAATAGCTATTATCCAAACACTGGTTCAGCCGGTGGTTCCGGTGGTGGTGCCGGTGGCGCGAACTTTGCTGTAACTGGACCTGGCGGAATCGGAGTATCTGGTCAAGGTAATGATGGTGGCACAGGCGGATTCTTAGCAGCCGGTGGTGGTGGCGGGGCTGGGGCAGTTGGTGGCAACCACGACCCCGTTTCGCCCTATACCGGCGGTGACGGCGGTAACGGTATTGCTAACTTAATCACCGGTTCTTCCGTAACATACGGTGGCGGTGGTGGCGGAGCAGGTAACGGCGTTTCTGGTTCTGGTGGAACAGGCGGTGGTGGCGCTGGTTCAAGTGGCAATACTCCCACAGCAGGAACAGATGGTCTTGGCGGTGGCGGTGGTGGCTGTAACCAATCAACCGGCACTGGTGCTGATGGTGGTTCCGGTATTGTTATCGTAAGAGTGAGAACAAACTAATGCGACTCCTTAACCCAGCACCCGGACGCCCCGTAACCTCCCCTTACGGGCCCAGACGACACCCCATCACAGGTGAACTCGGCAAAATGCACCACGGTGTCGACTTCGGAGGCACATTTGATGTGATTTGTGTCGCAGACGGCATTGTCGACCACGTAGGCTACTCCGCTTCAGGCGGAGGACATGTTGTCATCATCAAACACGCCCTCAACCTGTACAGCGTCTACTACCACGGTAGAGAACGTACCACCTGGAACAAAGGTGACCGCATAGCTGCTGGGGCAAAGGTCTACACCAGCGGCTCAACTGGTGCTAGCACAGGCCCCCACCTCCACTTCGAGCTGCGCAAATCACGCAAATGGGGAGACACGCAGGACCCTCAAGCGTTCATTGACCGCGAAGTAACTGTCGACACCAAGCCAAGTGTGCTGAAAGTCGACGGCAAACTGGGTAAGGCTACATGGCGTAAGTGGCAGGAAACCCTGAAGCGTGACTGGGGTTACGAAGGCATCATTGATGGTCGCCCTGGAAAACTCACGTACACAGCTATTCAACGCTCCGTTAACGCAGCAATGGACGGTGTGCTAGGTAAAGACACCAAAAAACGTGTACAGAAGCGTTTGAAAGACCAAGACTTCTACCTTGGACCAATTGACGGCATTTGGGGACGCGGTACAATTACTGCGTTACAAAGAGCACTAAATCAAAATCATTACTAGGAGTTATGATGACTGAGTACCTAACCTATTCCGCAGAACGCGCCATTAAGACCGTGGCACAAACTGCTGTGGCAGTTATTACTGCTTCGCAGGTTGCAGGCATCCTTGAGGTGTCGTGGCTTGACGTGGTGAGCGTTTCAGCGCTTGCTGGTGTTGTGTCTTTGCTGACTTCTATTGCTAACTATAAAGGTAAAGCAATAGACGGTAAGTAAATGAAAAAGGCCCCCGAGGGGGCCTTTTTTACTGGCAGCTGTCGCAATTAAGAGCTTCCATTGGGTCTACGGGACACGCTACTCCACCAACAAACTCGACATTATCCATTTTTTGCTCCTTTTTACGCTAAGATTGTCCAGACGGTTAGGACATTTATGAAGATACTTTTGTTAGACCTTGAAACGTCGCCAAACTTGGCTTACGTGTGGGGTCTATGGAATCAGAACGTTTCGATAAATCAACTGGTTAGTTCTACCGAAGTTATCTGTTTCGGTGCCCGCTGGTATGGGCAACGTAAAGTCCACTTTAGCTCAGTCCACCACGATGGTAAAGCCAACATGCTTAAAGCTATACATGAGCTTTTAGATGATGCTGATGCTGTTGTGGGTTGGAACAGTGCGGGCTTTGATGTGAAGCATTTGTACCGCGAGTTTATTGAAAACGACATGCTGCCTCCGTCTCCGCATAAGGAAATTGATTTGATGCGTGTCGCTAAGCAACGGTTTCGGTTCCCGTCTAACAAGCTGGATTATGTTGCTCAGAAGCTTGGTATGGGGGCGAAGGTTAAGCACAGCGGGTTTGAGCTGTGGATTAAGTGCATGTCAGGCGATGATAAGGCTTGGCGTGAGATGAAAAAGTACCAGATTCAGGACGTAAACTTGCTTGTTGGTTTGTATGAAAAGTTTTTGCCGTGGATTAAGAATCACCCGAACCGAGCCCTTATTGATGGCAGGCCTGAGGCTTGTGTATCGTGCGGGTCGGACCATTTGCAGTCTCGTGGTTTGGAGACTACGGCTACAGCTCAGTACCGCAGGTTTAAGTGTGCGGATTGTGGCAAGTGGCAACGTGGCAGTAAAAGCGAGGCTACGAGTACAATGAGAAGCATTTAGGAGGTAGTTATGTCTATGTTGTCGTCTGACGATAACCCCGGCACGTTTGGTGCTGACGAAAACCCAAAACCTCCCGCACAAGCTGTGGAGGATTTTCACACGAATAGTGATTTGGATGCCCGTGCAGAAGCACAGCACCACACTTTAGGCCCCGGCCCCAACCAGGCAGCTCCTGGCGACCACGTACATGATGGTGGTGACTCTGCCTTGTTGTTGGAGGGTCAAACGATTGCGGGTTCGCGGGCAACGGATGCTTGGCGTTTGTCGGTTAATGCTATTCTTGTTCGTCTCGGAGCCACTGACAACTCGACGGCGTAATGCCTACGAAGCAGAGACAACCGACACCGGCTGAGCTTTTACAGCTTGCCGTTGCTGAGCTTGACCAGTCAATTCACAAACCCAATATTCTTAATTATGGGGAAAGGGATTACCCGGAGCAGCTCAGGTTTCATAAATCTGACAAACGTGGGCGGTTTATTTCTGGAGGTAACCGTGGAGGAAAAACCGACGCTGAAGTCGTTGAGTCTATCTGGTGGGCTACAAATACTCACCCATTTCTTAAGCGCCCACCTTCATGGGGGTCTGGACCTGTACAGCTTAGGTTTGTCGTTGTAGACGTTGCCAAAGGTATCGAACAGATTATTTTGCCTAAAATGAAAAGGTGGATACCACGTTCCTACCTTAAGGATGGTGATTGGTCTAAGAGTTGGGATGCAACCAACTACATTCTGACGTTCGACAACGGGTCAACAATTGATTTTGTTACCTGGGGTATGGACATGATGAAGCTGGGTGGTGTTCCTCGTCACGGAATCTTCTTTGACGAGGAGCCCCCTCAGAACATTTTTAACGAGTCCATGATGCGTCTAATTGACTACAACGGGTTTTGGGTTATTGCGGCCACACCAACTAAGGGTATGGGTTGGACGTTTGATTTGCTGTGGGAGCCTGCAAAAGAGGGCAAAGCAGAGGAAATTGACACGTTTACTTTGTCGGCTGAGCAGAACCCGTACATTGAGGCTGACAATGACGACATGAACTTTTACATGATGGGGATGAACAAGGAAGAGCGGGATATTCGTGAGAAGGGTGACTTTGTTGCTCGTAGTGGTTTGGTGTTTCCTGATTTTGGCCAAAACATTGACCGTTATTTAGTGGACTTTGGTCCTGGCGATGTGCCTAAGAACTGGGCTGTGTACGCCTCTGTCGACCACGGTTTGAATAACCCGACGGCTTGGTTGTGGCACGCAGTGTCTCCGACAGGGGATATTGTGACGTTTGCGGAGCATTACCAGTCAAACATGATTGTGTCGGAGCACGCACAGCTGGTGAAACAACGAGAGCTTAGCTGGGGCCGTAAACCTGACTCTGTAGAGCGTATGGGCGACCCTGCGATGCGACAACGCAATGGGGTGACTGGGACATCGATTATTCAAGAATATGCGCTCCACGGGGTTTACGTGAACGTTGAGGGCATACCCCACGATGTGATGGTTGGTATCGAAAAGATGCAAGCATATTTTAGACGCCGTAACGACACTCGTTGGGGCCCAGACCGGCCCAAATGGGTTATTTCTCGTAACTGTGCCAACTTTATTCGTGAGCTAAAAAAGCTGCGGTGGTCATCGTACAGCTCAGACAAAATGGCATACGAGATGAATAAGCAGGAAGTTGTACACAAAAAGGACGACCACGCTTTCGACTCTGCCCGCTACTTTGCTACGACACGGCCTGATTTAAAACCTGTCGATGATTCGGCGGGTACCCAAGACGCTCCCACTACGCTAAGATACGAGGAGCTGCTTTTGAAAATGCGAGAAGACCCCAACGTCGAGTTCGCAGAAGATAGAGCACGAGATGACGGACCTACCGTTATCGCAGAATACGGAGATTACTACTAATGAGCAGATTCTTCCTAACGGACGCTCCAGCACTCGCCCCCGGTGTTTGCTGGATTACTAGGACAAGCAAAGGCCCATTCATTGACACAGGTGTAGACCTGAGCAAGAACGTCATTGACCGAGGCCGAATCTACCTGTCGGTAGAAGCACTACGAGAGATGGCTCAGTTGGCTGGGCTGTTTGACGAAGGAGAGCCTCAGACTGCTGTACTTAAGAAAAAACAGTGGTACGAAGAAGGCTACAACGACGCAATGAAGGAGCTAAAAAGCGATGTTATCAATAATTTTGTTGAGCGTGTTCTCACTGATTCTACTGTCCCTGTTGGTGCTGCAGTACCTGTGGAGCCAGAAAGCAATCACACAGCTGCTGGAGCAGCAGTCGGAAATCTTGAAGACGCAGCAACAGGAGCACCAGAAGTCGATAAAGACACTGACGGAGCTGAACTCAAAAGCGCAAGCACTAGTCGCTTCAAGCGACCCTCTCGCTTTTCAACAAATTCAAGCGATGAATCAAACTTTAGATTATAGTGGTTACCAGGACTACGACCCATCCGACGAGGCTGAATCGGAAAGAATTGCAGCCAGGAACCCTAACCTTGCAGCGGGAGACGACTTAGATGCCCAAGACGCCAGACAACTATTCGCTGAACTCACTGGAGTTGACCCAGAGTTCTACGGTAATTAAATTACCTGAGGACGGTTTAAACATTGAGAAGTACCGTGAAAGCGAAGAGGCTGCAAAGCTAGTTGCTTGGGTACAGTCCGAATGGACTAAGGCTAAAACTGCTCGTAGCCAAAAGCAGCTGCAGTGGTTTCACAACATGTCAATGTTTTATGGGCACCACTGGGTAGAACAGACTCGCGGTAATTTCCCTGAAGACTACCGAGACAAACTGTTTACCCCGCGTAAGCCGTACTACCACCAGCGGAAAACCATCAACCGTATCCGCTCCTATGTTCGGTGGGAAATGTCGAAGATGCTCTCGTCATTTCCCACCGCTCAAGCCATTCCTGCGTCCAGCGAGGACCAGGACCAGCGTGCAGCTTTTGCAGCTGAGCAGGCTTGGACCTCCATCAGTGACTCTAAGAAGCTGCGACAGCACATGTCGCGTGCCATCTGGTGGACCATTGTTACAGGTAACGGGTTCCTTAAGACACACTGGGACCCGTACTGTGTCGATAAAGTTTCCGGCGAGTACGGAGACATCAAGTATGGGCACGTAACCCCTTTTCACCTGTTCGTGCCTGATGTACGGGAGCAAGACATTGAAGACCAGCCTTTTGTCATTAACGCATACACTAAACCAGTGGCTTGGGCGCAACATTACTTCGCTAAAGAACTTGGCGATATTAAGTTGGCTCCTAGTACTTCTGCTGCTAACCAAATCCTTGATGAGGCTTATCTCAACCTTGGTAACAGTAAGGCACCGGATAGTGTCATTGTTTACGAAACTTGGGTAAAGCCTGGCGCTACTAAGCTTCTGCCTCAGGGCGGTGTCATTATCAGCGTTGACGACGTTCTCATCAGCGTTCACCGTGACGGCTTCCCCTACGGCCACGGCATGTACCCATTCACCAAGTTTGAGCACATCCCCACCGCAACGTTCTACGCTGATAGCCCCATTGTGGACCTGTCGCAGCTGCAGAAAGAGTACAACGGTTTGCGGTCAGAGATTTCTGAGGCCGGACGCCGCATGGCCAAGCCACAGCTGATTGCGCCGATGGGTTCTATTGTTCCATCTAAGCTGACTAACGAGCCTGGCCTGGTTATCCAGTACAAGCCTGGTATGGCACCACCCCAGCCTTTGCCTCTGTCGCCTCTGCCCCAGTACTACCTGGACCAGCAGGAGCGTGTGTTGAATGACTGGATTGATATTTCTGGTGAGCGGGAAGTGTCGCGTGGCGACACACCTCCTGGTGTTACTTCTGGTACGGCTATCTCGTACTTGCAGGAAGCATCTAACCAGTATCTGACGCCCCAGTTCCAAAGCATCGAGGCGGGTATTGAGAAGATTGCTACACAGACCATTGAGTTGTTTGTGCAGTATGTTGACTTGCCCCGTAAGATTCGGACAATCGGTGCGGATGGTGCGTTCGACACAATGCAGTTGCGGGGGGCTGACATTGCTTCTGGTACTGACATTCGTATTGAGCCCGGTTCCAGCTTTGCTAAGTCTAAGGCTGCTCAGGAAGCCCGTGTAATGGACATGTTTGCTGTCGGTATTATCGACCAGCCGACAGCTGCGAGAATGCTTGAGGTTGGTGGTGTGCAGAAGATTATGGACACCATGAATGTGGCAGAGCGTAAAGCCCAGCGTGAGAACATCAAGATGAAGATGATGTCGTTGGAGGAAATCGAGGCTAAGCGCATGGAGGCCATGCAAGAGATTATGGCTAGCTTGCCTCCCGAGGCCATGCAGGACCCCAACATTATGGCTGAAATTGAGAACATGCCAGCGCCTGCTGTGATTCCTGTCGATGACTTTGATGTTCACGAGGTCCACATTGAGACGCACAACAAATTCCGTATGTCGCAAGAATACGAAATTTTGCCTGACGAGCTGAAAGCTCAGTTTGCCGACCACGTGGCCCAGCACGAGCAGATTCTGCAGCAGCGTGCAATGGCCCAGATGATGGCCGGACAGCCGCCTGCTGAAGGCGGTCAGGGTGGTCCTCAAATGGGCCCAGGTGCTATGATGGCTCCTAATGGGGCTGTACCCGACATGGCCCCTGAACAAGGAGTATAACCATGGCAGATTTCGATGTTGTGGCCGATACACTTCCTCAGCAGGAATATCGTCCCACTAGAAACTATGGTCGTAAGACTGTTTCTCAGCTTCGTACTGAGCTTCAGGCTATCGATGCAACTACGTACACCAACGCTGAGGTCTTGAAAATGACCTACAACGACCTGACGTACGCGATTCACGCTCTTTCTTAATAAAGTGCGTGATTGACAACTAAATACAGTACAATTAAATCCGTTAATAGCTAGGGCCTCACTGGGAGGTACGGCGATAAGGAGAACACGATGGACGAAACTACAGGTACAGAGACAGAAACCTCGACGGAGGTTGTGGATTCTTCAGGGCCCGTAGAGGAAACAACTGAGCAGCAACCAACCGACGAGTCGGGGGGGAATCCTGCTTGGGATTCATTGCGTTCAAAACTCGACCCTGTTAGCTTCCATAACATTCAGGAAGACCTTAAGAACTTTGACAAGAATGCGGAATCCCGCATTTCTTCGTTGAATCAGCAGCTCAAGCAGTACAACGAGCTGGGTTCACCGGAGCAGCTGCAGAATTATGCAGTTATTGCTCAGAGACTCGACACGGAGCCTGAAGTTATCTACAACGCTTTAGGTGAATTCCTTAAGCAAAATGGTCGACTGCCGGAAACTGCGCAAGAAATGCAGGATGCGGTAGATGAAGAGGAAGCTACGAATGAGACTGGCGAAGCACCTGTCGACCCACGTCTTGCACAGCTGGAGCAGCAGCAACAGCAGATGCAAGAGTTCCTGGCACAACAGGAGCAGATGAGGGTTCAGCAGGAAGCGGATGTCGCTCTCGAACAGGAAATCGGTGAACTCAAGTCTGCACATCCTGACTTTTCGGATGATGATGTGCAGGAAGTTTTGATGCGGGCGGCGTTTAAACTTCAGAGCACTGGAAAGGCAGTAAAGCTGTCTGACATTGCTCAAGAGTATGTCGATAAAACAGTAAACCGAATTCGCGCAGTACCGCGACCAGGAGATTCGGCCCCAAGATTGCTTCCCACTTCGGGAGGCGTGCCTGGAGGACAGCAGGCGAAACCGCTCGGCAAGTTGTCAAGGAATGATGTGCAAAGTCTCATCGCCTCGTCGCTTGAACAGGGTCGGTAATCTAAAGGTTTAATCTCCTTTCAACAACGAAAGGAAAGACAATGGCTGCAACTCTTGCAACTATTGAGTCATATCTCAAGGAGGTGTACCAGGGACGTATCCGCGAGCAGCTTAACGATGAAATCGTTGCGCTGAAGCGTATTACTCGCAGCGGCTCTGGTGTCACCAACGAAGTTGGCGGAAAGTACGTAACTTTCCCCATCCACACTCGCCGTAACAGCGGTATCGGGTCTCGTTTCGAGTCCGAGGCACTTCCTACCCCCGGTCAGCAGGGACACGCTGCCGCTCGTGTGGGTCTGAAGTACGCATACGGTGGAGTTCAGCTGACTGGTCAGGCTATCAGCCTCTCCGACACTGACTCCAAGGCCTTCGCTAAGGCTTTGGACAACGAGGTCGAGGGTCTGAAGAACGACCTTAAGAAGGACATGAACCGCCAGGTTTACGGTTCTGGAAACGGTGCCATTGGTGTCGCAACCGGAGCTAACACTGGTGCAACCGTGCCCGTGGCTGACGCTCGCCTGTTCCAGGTTGGTTCTGTTGTAGACACCCAGACGGGTACCACCGTTGACAACACCGGACTGGTTGTTGCTTCTGTGAGCCTCGCTGCTGGTGCTAACACTGTGACCTTCACCACCACCCCGGCTACCGCTCTCGCCGCTGCTGACATCATTGTTCGCAAGGGCTCTGGTGTGGCGGCTTCTGGTAACCGTGAGCTTACTGGTCTTGCTGCAATTGTTAGCGACTCTGGAACGCTTTACAACATCGACCCGACGGCTGAGCCCGAGTGGAAGGCTTCTGTTGACTCCAACAGCGGCACCAACCGCGCACTGTCTGAGAGCCTGATGATTAACATGGTTGACAGCATCCGCACCAAGGGTGGCTCCACCACTCTTATCCTGCAGTCGCTCGGTGTTCGCCGTGCGTACTTTAACCTCCTGTCGCAGCTGCGCCAGACGGTTAACACTCAGGAGTTCACTGGTGGATTCTCCGGTCTTGCGTTCACCACTGACAGCGGAGAAATCCCTGTGGTGGCTGACGTTGACGCACCGCTCAACAAGCAGTGGTTCATCAACGAAGACGCACTGACCTACTACCGCGATGAGGACTGGCACTTCATTGACCGCGATGGGTCGATGTGGAAGCAGGTTCGTGACGCCAGCGGTGACTACGACGCATACTACGCTCGCATGGTTGAATACCACGAGCTTGGTACTGACCGTCGTAACAGCCACGGTGTTATCGAGGACATCACTGAGGCCTAAGTAGCCTCGCCATAATGATGGCCCAGCCCCTATAATGGGGTTGGGCCATCATCTTTTGGAGCGTTATGGAAAATAAGTTTCTCTTTTACCAGGCTGTTTCTGCGTTGCCTGAGGGCCTTTCTCTGTCGGATTATGAATGGAAGTTTTACAGCGATAACGCTGGCAAGCAGATTTTGACGGTCACTCTGACCGATGTGGAGGACGGCCAGACTCTTGTTTACGATGAGGCTTCTGGTCAGTGGGTTAACGGCGCAGGGGGAGCTGGTACTGGGGTTACTGTCACCGTGGGTACTGTGGAGCCTACAGACCCCGCCACGGGC